CCCCTTCTTGGTTTAGTTAGTTGGTAATGATTTATTTATAAGAGTTATTTTTTAGCGGTTCTGGAAATAGCTTGTGCATAGAATGACACAGGACTATCTACAATTGCAGCCTTTGGCTTTTCAGCATTGTCTTCATCAATTTCCTCTAGAAGATTTTGCTTACCAGAAGTTTTTTCGGCTGGGAAATAATTTTCCTTTACGATTTCCAGTTTCTTACGATAGCTTTCAGCAGAGTCATATTCAACTCCTTCTGACAATGCAACTAGCTTCTCAGCTTGTGTTGCAGCAAGGCCTTCGGTAACGCTAGCTAGAATCTTTGCACGAGTAGATTCACTCAAGTCATTCTTCAATGTCATGTTTTCTTCCATGACTTGATCCAGACGAGCTTGTACTTCGTTTACTTTTTCCTCAAGAGCTTCGACAACATCAAATTGCTCATCAGGAATAGATATAAGGCTTTCTTCAAACAGACCCTTCATCTTGCTGATGAAGTTTTCTGTGATTTCAGACTTTAGGGAATGTTCGATAGCAACTTGGTTTTCAGCCATCCATTGCTCAACAACATAATCCATGTATTGGTTAACTTTTGCACTCAGCTCTTCTGCAATTGTTGCAACTTCTTCGTCCAGTGCAGTGTTGTATTGTTCTTCAAGATCTTCTGCAATTTCTGCGATACGAGCAGTAACAGCTGCTTCAAAAATCACAGTAGCTTTTTCTTTGAAGTCTTCAGATAGGTCTTCACCATTCAACATAGCAGCAACATCTTCCTTCATTGAAGAAGAAGCAGCGCTTGGCTTCATAGCGACAGAAGATTTGTTGCTACCAGCGGAATCACCTGTGGTCTTAACATTGTTCTCTGTGCTTGTTTCTTCTTCACCTTGGCCTGGTGTATTGTGATCAAGTTTGTTCATTGATTCACCATTACCTAGGTTAGATGCTGGAAGAGTAGCATTCTTTGCTACTGGATCAGCAGTATGAGAAACACCTGTAGCGCCGCCACCGGTTTGGATCTTTTCATCCAGTTGTTTACTTTTTACGGTCATTTAAAGGCTCCTTTTGACTTTTATGTATTTATTTATAAAATTATCTTTTCGAAAGATCGTGGAAAAACTGATTAAATACTTTAATTGCAGTTTGTTCTGATATTTTCTGGCGTGCGCCATGATTAATTTCTTCTTTGTATTGCTCAATGCGTTGAGCCTTTAAAAGACCGTTATCCCATACCCACTCAACACCTTCCATGATACCACGGACAAATGCGTCTGGTGCAGAAGGATCAGCAACAATGTCGCCTGCTGTTGCAAGATGAAAGTCGCTTTGTACTTCCATAATACCACGCTTGTTTTCTTTAATGCTTCCCATACCACGAGAAGAAATACCAAGTGAAGCACCTTCGGAGATTAAACTCTTGACAATGTTACCCATTGGGGTATCCATAATCTTTGCACGGCCTATAAAGTTATTGCCCTCACGACGAAGACTTTTAAACATATGGGATGCACGTTCCAGATTTAATGTTGGACCCGATGGATGACCGAGCTCACCATATGCGCGGCCTTTAGAGACATATTGCTCGTTGTAACGATTTACTTCATTCTCAAGAATATTGCTTGGGTACATACGACCGTTACGGTTAACAATATCACCCTGCATGATAATACCTTCGATGAAGTAATTCTTTTTACCTTCTTTTTCTTCTACGAGGTATTTTACTTCTTCATGTAATTCGGTAATTAATTTCATGACTTTTCCTTAGTTTGTGCTTGCTACAGACACAGCTCTAACGGTGCCTGAACAGGCGATCGTATCTGTTGGTGATTTAATATAAAATTCTGTTACACCAGAAGCCAATGTACATGTACCAATTGTTGCTGCATTGGCAAAAGCACGTGTCATGGTCACTTGAGCAGCTGTATTGTTAAAGCAACGTACAACAGAAGCCAAACTAACTGTGTTAGCAGTCGAAAGAGCAATCTCCGAACTTAAAAGTTTAATTGTTGCAGCCATTAAATGATCTCCTTAACAATTTCAACCACCGTATCATAATCTTCTGCTTCAATCATTTCAATCATTGTTTGTTGATGATCTTCTGAAAGCGATTCAAACACAGTTACAACTTCTTCACGGAAGCCATCTTCAAATACATCAAACAGCTCGTATCCTTCTCTTATTGCTTTAGGAGGCTTTGCATACTCACCTGTTTGGAGAAGGCTATCATGGATGTCTTGAAGCTGACGGTGGACGTGTTTAATGTCACCAACATGACCCCAATGAGCTTGACCGCTACCATAATTCTTTTTGTGGGTTACATTATCGTAATGCTTTGAAAGACTAGTATGGATGTGCTTTAACAGCTTAGCTGTATCATCGTGGTACTTTTGGAATTGAGCATGTGCTTCTTCACTTTCAACCAATTGATCAGCTGACGTCATGTGACGCTCACCGAGAATAGCAGAAAGAGATCTGGACTCATACACCTTTTCATCATTATCTTGATCATACCCGTGATTACTCGAAGAACGGTCATATACTTTTACATTTGCTGCTTTATAAACATCATCTTTATTACCAGCAATATCTTGCTTTACATTAACAATGTGTTTATCTTTGAAGCGCTTCTCATCTGGCGCTTTTGGTGTAAGCGAAGTTTCCGAATCCTTTTCGTAGGGAACGGTAGGAGAAGGCTTTTTAAACTCCAGCAGCTGCTTCAGTGTCTTCATTTGATTCTTCCTCTTGTTCTGCTGAGGTTTCCTCAGCGTCTTCGTAGTTAAAATCATTCTTTGCAATTTCTATTATTTTTGCTTCAACAGAAGCAGCAATTTTATCGAGCATGATCGAAGCAAAAGCTGATTGAAAATCACTTGGACTTTGTTCACCAGCGGCCTGGACCATATCACTTACTGTATAATTTACATCACTCATGTTTTTCTCCATCTATTTAGTTAGCTTGTTCTGGCGGGGCTGTACCACCAAATCCTATACCACCAGCACCCTGTGGCACAGTTGTTCCAGGAGGTGCGTTTCCACCTGCTACTGGGTTGCCCATTTCATCTGCTGATTGATACAAAGGGTTTTCTTGCTCAGCCATATTTTGTTCATCCATCTCTTCAATCTCTTGTTCTGATTGTTGAAGGACGTGTTTACGCACCCACTCATGTGAATAGTACTTACCAATAAGAGGCTGCAGTTGCAATACTAAATTAACTCTATCTGTCATTACAGAAGATTGCTTTTGCTGTTCAAAGTAGTTATCTTTTGTATAATCAAACTTGATATGCGTTTCAAATAATTCCCAATCATCTTCTGTAATGATGTTTTTAAGAATTAATTGTTTTCTTAACGAATCAAGAAACAAGTGATTAAAGCGCATACGGACGCGATCAATAAACTTGGTAAACTTAATCTCATCACGTGAAATTTCTTGACCTTGACCAAAGATAAACGATCCGTCTTGCTCTAAACGTGTTACAGGAACATTTAATGATTCGTAAAGTTTCTTTTGGAAGTATTCAACATCTTCCAACTTACCTAAGTTTTGACCAGCTGGTAATGTTGTAATCTCTGTACCGCGTGAGCCATCTCTACGTGGTAGCCAATAGTCTTCCAACATCGTCATGAATTTTCTATCGTCACGTATTTCGCCTGTGTTGGCATCATACACAACTTTATTTTTATGACGTGTCATCATATCGCGAAGATATTGTTCTGCTTTCATCTTAGGCAGATTACCAACATCAATGTAGAAGATTCGACGTTCAGGAGCACGAGAGATACGGTAGATCACCGTTGCATCTTCTAAAGCTCTTAATTGATTTAGTGGCTTAATAGCTTTGTGTAGGTGACTCAATACAACCGAATTCATTGGATCCAACACACCAGATGTAATATGTACAATACTATCCGGTGCAATCTTTAAACCTTGAACTGCTGTAGCTGTCCCTACTTCACCAGCTTTATTTTGAAAGCCCTTTTCATTATAAATGAAATACTCTTGAACTGTTTGTGTTTGTGTAACCTGTGATTTACTATCACGCTTACGTTTTACTTCACGTATTTTGCGAAGCTTGCGTGGATCAATGTAACGCATCTCTTTGATGCCGTCACCTGGTTTGGTGACATCTATGATCACGTGGTAGTACATTCTACCATCAACATACCAACGTCTAAAAATATCAAAAGCTGATTTATTAAAATCTAACAGTGTAAGAACATTTTCAAATTCTTCTGTGATCTTTTTTCTAATATTGGTCGATAATTTTGTATCGTCAAGATTAATTTGAACAATCTTTTCTTTTTCCTCAACAATGATTGCTTCGTTGAGAATATCATCCACAGCTCTTTCGACTTCTGGATGCATTGACATTTCACGATATTTTGTTACAAGCTCTGCCTCTGTACGAGCAGCACCTTGTAAGTC